TTTGTTTTTTTTTTTGTTCTTGTGCCCCCAGTAAGCAGCCGTGAATGCGCACTTCACGGTGTCATTAAAAGCCGTCCTTTGCTTTCGTTGTGCTTTGTCTGTCACTAACGCATATACCACGAGTCCTGGATTGTAAGCGCCTTGAAGAATGATGCCTTGTTGCGTTTCTGACAGTGTCTCTTGCGCAACATGCTCCGCTTCTTCATAATCGTTGACTTTAAGCTTTGTCTTCGCATCGCCGTAAGCGTTTAACTTATCCTGCCATGCCTGATCCGCAACTTTTTTTGTATCCTCTGCCTTAGCGGTTTGATCTTCTACTAATCGCTTCCGATCGTACCATTTGGACAACTCTTCCTCGTACTGGTCCGCATCAAAATCATGGTCTTCGAGTTTAGGCTTTTGTCCTAGCTGCACCGTATCGTCCTTCGGTGCCTGTGTCGACTTTAGCTTATCTTCTAGTTCACGATTCTTCCGCTGTAGTTCGCGGTGGTTCTTACGTAGTTCTTTAACCCATGCCGGGGCTTGAGTATGCTCTGCTTCTTCGGGGGTTGGCGATTCCTCTCCTATTGTTACTACGACGTCAGTTTCTTCCTCTTCAGGCTTCTCTTCCGGAACTTCTTCTGCAACATCTTCTGCAACATCTTCCGAAACTAATTCTTCTTCGATTGGCTCTTCTAGGATTTCTTCGTTCGTCTGGTCTTCTGCCTGTGATTCACTCATGCTATGTGACTCCTATCAACTCACCTTAAACGGAAGGCGGTAACCGTACTGCTTAAGCTATAGGCATCTCGCCTTCGCCATCTTCCTTAATAACTTGCAAAGTGCTCATGATTTGATCATGGTTTGCTATATCTATATTCGAAAGTGTTTCTGCTGTCTCGGCTTCGGTCTTCTTAACCTTAGCCATTGTTAATACTGAATCTGCTTTTGCTTTAGTAGCCTGTGCTGCTGCTTGTTCTGCGGAAGCTGCTAGGAACTCAGCATTAGGATCAGGTTGTGCATTAGCTTGCTCTTCTTGCAACTGCTGTATTTCTTCTTCTGTTGGTTTAACTACGCCCATACGGACTAACTTATTACGGAAGTAATCGCGAACATCTGAGATGCCTTCGCCTTCCATGTTCATCATCGCCATAGCACTAAGTACCTGTAGCGTCTCTGGATCTTGTGATATTTGCATCATGCCTGTTAAGGCAGTTACAGTAGCTTGTTTCCTAGATGCGGATGAAGGTCCTACGTCTACAGCGATATCGAATTTTGCGTCGGATAAATCATTTTCAAATTTAACCCCGCCGTCTTCGCCCATTACTGGTTTGAGTAATGTTATCTGTTCTGCCTCACCTTGCTCCGTCATGCCTTTCATCTTACGGCCTTCTTCGATAAGGATATCCTTAGCCATTGAGAGCCATACTTCGCCGCCGCGTTTAATTGACTTAGCAAAATTAGAGACATAAATGAATGTCTGCATATCTAGTTTATTCTGTACCAGTTCTACTGCTTTACCCGACACATTGTTAGGGAGTTCCTCACCCGCTTGCTGATTACCTAATATGTCTTGCATGTCTTGTTCCGTTAATTGGAACAGTGCTGTCATAGCAGGGGGCAGTGCTGGAGGTTGCGTATAACTTGTTGGGCCTATCGCGGTCGTGTTACCCATCGCATCCGTTATCGGATTGATAAGTAAGTAAGGGTAGTTCTTCGTATTGTCGTCAGCCCACATGTTCTGGTGACCTGCTATTTGTTCAGGTGTTATGATAGGTTTCTGTACACTTGATATAGCTGCGATCTCTGCGAGCTTACTTAACTGCATGTTCTTAAGTCGCTGAGAATCCTTAGCTAAACGTACATGGCCCATACAACGTTCAACATTGTCAATGAACCAACGCTTACCGTACACAGGAATAATGGGAATGCATTGTCCTGCTATAAAGCCGCAGTCTTCTAGTACACCGTTACCTGATACTAAGTATTGATGGACCCGTTTCTTTTTTACCTTTTTTTGTCTTGCCTCAGTGAAACCTGCTGCTAACAGAACTTCTTCAAGCTCCGCATCCTCTTTTAATTCCGTAGCAGAAACTCTACGCTCTGTTCCGTCCACTCCTCTATATATATGGTTGGTTTCGGTTGTTTCCTCAACCTTGTAATACTAAGCTACGTAAACTAAGACTGGTGGTAGCCAGGCGGAATACAAACTGATGGACAGTCTTAGGCCAGTTAGCCGGATCCTGATCGTATTCCTCTTCAAAGGCTTCACGAGTCAGTGCTGTGATAACGAAGCATTCTTTCGCGTCCTCCTTGTCCTGACGCTTAGCATCAAGATCAAAGAACACGCTGGAGTCTGCGTCAAATATAGGTTCTATACGAATACGCTGGCGATCATCATCCGCATCGCTGTCATCTTCATAACAGGTACGTAGCCTCCATGCTCCGAAGCCTCCGCCTACCGCTTCTTCAAACGCATTGTCATACGCCTCTTCTGCTGTAGAGTCTTGCTCGTCAGCACGATATAGTGCGGAGCAGGCCTCAGCGAGCTTATCTCTGTCTTCGCCATCTTTAGAGATGAAGTCAACAGTGATGCGGTTATTACGGTATTCGTTGAAGATACGGATGATGGCTAAGTGAATCTTGTTCACTTCCATCTGGGGTTTATTCTCGAACTGCAGGCCCAACGGTCCCTCCCATTGCGCACCGGCAATAGAATAAAATCGCCTGTCCTGCAAGCATTGGAGACGTTCGTCCCGTAGGGCTGACTGGATGCGATTGAAGGATGATACGGCACTCTGGTGTACCTTGTTGAAACGCTCTTCTTTTGACTGCGCCATTTAGTTTCCTGTTCGGTGTATTGTGCGCGATGATACCACATTATGGGAAAGTATGCTAGTAATGTGGTATTAGCGCCAATTAGAATTGACTGGGAGCGGTACAACGCTCTTACGGAGCTGTGTCTTGGCACGTCGTATGCCTTCACATGCGTACCTCAGGGCGTCGATACAGTGATTGTCCTTGTCAGACAGGACGGGTATTACCTGATCGGTCAGCCTGTCCGTCTTATAGACGTACATAGCGAGCTCATCAATGAGGTGCGTACACCGAGGGTGCACGATTATGTTAAAGGATTTAAGGAACTCGACTCCTTCTTCCACGGATCTTGCGCCTTTAACTGCAGCGAGGATACGTGGGAACCCGTGGTTACGTAAATAACTAATCGTCTCCGGACGGGCGGTATCGGCCACTAGAGGCCATTTCTCTGCATCAGGGACGCTCATGAACAGATCAGGTAGTTTATCGATCTCACAGCCTATCTGATGGGCTTCATGGTCGATGAACATATTGTGCCCTTCAACCCAGCAGCGTAGTACTACGGTAGGATCAATAGAGAAACCAAAGTCGGCACCGTATCGCAGGGTAGCTCCCTCAGTTGGCTCGCATTCCTCCACGATCCAGTTCCTGAACACACGTGCTTCTGAGTTCTGCTGGTACTGACCCAGCCATACGTGGGCGTACTTATCGGGGTCGCGCTTCTTGTCGTACTCCATTTCCTTCCTTAACACATCAGGGAAGAACGGGTTATCGGCGTAGTTAGATTCAATGATTGTGGTGTCCGGAGGGGGCGTATGCCCTCTAAAGAAGGCATCAACAGGGTCCTTGGCGGTGCGGGGGTTCCATGTGAATATGATGGATGACCCGGGCTTCCTTATAGTAGGCCTTAAGATGTCTAAGGAGCCTTGGGATAACCCTTGGGCTTCCTCTACCCATGCTTCATCAAAGCCTTCTAATGATTTGATGGAGTCAGCGGTATGGTTGGCCAGTCCTTCGAAGATAATGATGCCGCCATGTTTAGAGCGTATGCGTTTATCCTGTACCTCGAAGTAGGCGCCGGCATTCATGCTTTCTATCTTTACTTCGAGTAGTTTCTTAGAAGAGTATTGCAAGGACTTCTGTGTCTCACGCAGGCATACGGTGTCACGCTTGCCCATTATGTGTCCTTCTGCTATCTTCCCAGCGACGACGTGAGACTTAGCGGAACCGCGTCCGCCGTGGACAGCAAG